GGAACAGGAACTACCACCACGCCCGGATAAGTTGCCGGAAACCGATCGTCCAGGCATGCTCATAGGCGGGAGCGCGGGAAGATGGATCAAGATGGTTCGTGACAGGAATCCACGCCGAATGGAAGAGATCATTGCAACAATCTCAACAGTCGGTAGGGCGATGAATCGGGCCACAGATGAACTGCTCCTAACAACACTCAAAAAGACTTACAAGGACCTTACGTCCAAACGTGAGCTTAAGAGGATAGTCAGTGAGGAGGACAAGCTGTGGGCCGATGAAATCGAAGTCACAACTCAGGAGGAATTCGGTAATCAGTTGCGGAGGACGGTGAAGGAACTCTTAGGCGAATCAAAATTCACCTGGAGAGATGCCATTCAGCCATTCTTCCCAACAACCAATGCCACTTACCTCTCGAGTCGTGCCCAAGGTGGTGCAGTCGGACACATCATTCAAGATCAACATCTTCTGGAAGGTTTACGTGGATCAGAAATGTTGATCCGCGAGGGGGTCGCCGAAGGAAACGGCGTGTGGGGTGAGATCATTGATGATACTAATCTCACCGAGAGATTTCGCGTGCTCTACGAACGGATCGTGGACGGAGCACTGCAGGAGGAGAAGAAGGTGGAACTCGTGGCTCTGGCCGAGGCCCTCAAGGTGAGGGTGATCTCAAAGGGACCCGTGTTGACCTATACAGCACTCAAACCACTGCAAAAGTGGCTATGGAGGAAAATCTCATCAAATCAGGCAGGACGCCTGACAGGTGAAGAAATTACCCCTGAGTATCTTGAAGAAACCATTGGCGAACTTCGTGAAGACGAATTCTACCTGAGTGGAGACTACAAGGCTGCAACGGACAACTTGGACCCATGGATCAGTGAGACAATCACCGAGGCCATTGGAGAGCACATCGAGGATAGAAGGTTGAGAAAACTCAACACAGATGCACTAACAGGACACACAATACAGGATCCAGAGAACGAAACCAAGAGTCTCCCACAGTTATGGGGACAGCTCATGGGATCAATTGTCTCATTTCCAGTACTGTGTATCGCCAATCTCACCATTTGCAGGATGACAAGGGAACATGACACAGGAAGAAGTCTAACACTGAAAAGCGCAAGAATCGCGATTAACGGTGATGACTGTCTCTTCCGTGCCAGCCCGAAAGGTCGTCTCTACTGGGAGAAGTTGGCGCATTGGAGCGGAATGGCTCCTTCTATCGGAAAATACTTCTTCTCACGGGAGTTTGCAAACATGAACTCAGCACAGTTCAGGGTGGTGCCATCCTACTGCAACTCTGTCCCTACGGACGGAGAGAAGCAGGGGGTGGTCCACTTTCTGGAACGGGTCCCATTTATCAACATGGGCATCGTGTGCGGCCAAAAGAGGTCAACAGGCGCAAAGACAGACAAATGTACGGCATCAGATTGGGGTTCACTCCAATCGATATCGTCAAACGTCAAAACTTTGATCGCCCAATGCTCTCCAGAGGACAAACACAGGGTATTCAAATCCTACTTGAACAGAAACTGGGAAATGCTCTCAAAAAGCAGATTACCATGGTTCCTACCCGAGCACCTAGGAGGTCTCGGACTTCCAACGTTCCCCGACTACAAAGTCGAGGAGAACGGGAAGATCAAGCAGAAGTGGATGCCAACCGAACTGGACCTGCGCTTAGCTGCAAGTGTGCACAAAAACGGCAAACTCCCTTCTCTCAAACCAGAGAATGTTCCATGGAAGGTATGGGAATACGCACAGACGAGGTTGAAACAACTCAATCTGGGTGCAGGCATCGTCATCCGCGTGGAAGGAGCAGACACCTCGGGCTTAAAAGTCCAAGATGAAAGCAACTTGATGAGTAAACTGTGTATCGAAGCTCTCTTCGTCGCAAAGAAACTTTCGTTCCTTTACAACAAGAAGAAAGAGAAGAACACGCTGCTCAACAAGGTCCGCAAGGAAGTCGACAGATGCATGCAGGCAAAATTCCTATCCAAAGTGGAACCATTCTCTCCACATGCCCTTCCACTGGTAGAAGAAAAACCAGCAGAAAAGGCAGCCCTCTCCGTAAACGCGCTCGAGCATGCAGAACGCACATTCTTCACGGAAGAGACCTGAGAGCACAATCAGGTGTGGTGCCCATCGTGCAGGAGACTGAGAGACCTCATAAAGTATCTCACAACCTCCATCACGATACCTAGAAGGGTGGAACAGAAACATTTCTACTTTTGTATACTACCTGTGATTCGATCAACGTACTGACGTTGCGGACTGATTTCAATGTCTTCTTAGATTTCAATCCTCTCACAGCTAGCGGCCAGGGAGAGCGCCGTTGGTTACTTCACCTTTCTTAAGGGTGGAGCACTTCAACTTTGCCTAGTCCAAGGTCACATACAAAGCTATCGCAAGAGCAACAAATTCAGTGAGGATCCCTCCTCCTTCTCAGAGTTGCGAGATGCGAAAGTTCCAACTTCCTTCCAGGGTAGCG